ATATAAAACAAAAATTATCAAAAAATGAAAAAATTCTATTCAAAAGAGAATATAAAAGATTTATTGATAATGATTATGATGGAATTATTACAAGTTTAAAACATCTTTATTATGATGTTAATAATAATGATATTAATATAAGTGAAAAGGTTAATAAATATAGTGAAAATTTAAAAGTTGATGGTGGTTATTTTGAAGCTATTTTTAATGAATTATTAAAATCAACATATATTTTAAATTTTAGTGAACTAACATTTGACTATAATGATAAAACTAAAGAAGAATATATTTCAATAAATAATTTAGAAAATATTAATGAAAATGCTGTTCAATCATATAATAAATTTTTTAAAGAATTTTTTAATGAATTAATGAAACTTCTTAATAAAAAGAATAATGAAGAAGACAAACAAGAAGAATTAAGTAGAAAATTAACTGGTGATAGGGACATAATTACACAAACATATTATTCATTTAAAAATATAAACGATAAATGGTTAGTAAATCCAATGAATGGTATTGTAAAAAATTTCCCATTTAATGATGAATCAGATAAGTTAATTAATTTATTTGCGTTTGTAGATAGGGGAATGAATCCTGTTGGTGATACAATAATAAATCCAGAGATTTTAATTAATTTAATGGAAGATCCAAATATTAGTGTTTTTAGTGTATTATCTCAAATATTATCAACAAATGGTTTTGAATTTTTTCCATTACAAAATTTTATGAATATCGAATATGATGGAAATAATAACGATGGTTGGTCAGAATCATTCGAAATCGATACAACAGGAACAGTAAGTTCAAGTCCCAATTTTGTTTGTATGTATATTGGTGGTTCATCTAATTACCCTACAGGTATTAGAAAAAACCGACAATTTGAAGATGATGGTATATTAAAAATGGAGTTTCCTGATATAGGACATTTTTCTACAAGTGGTAATGAATGTCAAACAGTACCAGATAATGATAATCAGTTAGAAGGAAATAAAAATTTTCCTTGGAGTCAAGTAAGGGCATTTAGAGTTAGATTTGCTGAACAAAATCAGTCGATGTTTACTAATTATAAAATAAATAGTAAAGATTTTCCCGAAACAAACGAATCAATACAAATATTAAGTAGATTAGCTGGTGATAATAAGATTAATGCACCTGTACCAAAAGGACAAAATCTATATAATTTATATGAAAATAGGGCATATAGTGCGACAATTGATGGTTTAGGAAATGCAATGATTCAACCAACACAGTATTTTCAATTAGAAAACATTCCATTATTTAATGGAGCTTATTTAATAACAGATGTTGAGCATCATATAGAAGCAAATAAAATGTTAACAACATTTACAGGAACAAAAATATTAAAATATCCAATACCAAGAGTAACAGAACCAGCATCAATTTTAGGTTTTGATGGTGGTGATACTTCTGATACAAATGAGGGTTATTCTTCTGAAGACGATGTTTTAATTGGTGTTGGTGCTGCGGGAAACCCTGAACAAGCAAAATATAATTCAATGTACACTCAAAAAATAAAATAATGGCAATTAATTTAGAATTAACTGAAAAAGGAAAAAATTTTATTTATAGTATTTGTGATAGTGAAGGTCTTTCACTATTAAAGGGTGATGGTAATAATGTTTTACCACACACAAATGAAGATTATGCAAATAAAAATTGGGAATGTAAGATAAAGAATCCATTTAATTCTGAACAAAATATTGTTAATGGCAATGAATTAGCAGATGCATTAATTTTTTGGTATAATAAATATGCGAAAAAACATGAAATGGATGCGAATATTATGATAGCACAAGCTTATGTTGATTCTAAATTTATTATGTGGGGATATAATGAAAATGATAGTGGTTCTGGAATAGTAAGGTTTACTTTAGACCAGATATTTAAATTGATGATACTTTTAATAAATGAGTCGGATTTAACCACAAATGATAGGGATATTATAACACAAGACCTAGACAGTCCATTATCTTCAAATTCATATAATATAAATGCTAAAAATTTAGATAATTTAAAAAACAACAGACCAAAATTACATCAAAATGTAATCAATAATCCAGAAATATTAATTAAAGCACAATTTGAATATATGAAACAAATTGGTGCGAAAAGTAATTATTTGGCAAGTAGTTCGTTGTTTTGTTTTAAAAATGGTATTGAATTTGCTTCAAAAACATATACATCGACAATAGAAAAAACTGAAAAAATTAATAATAAATTAGTTAAAAATGGTGTTGATTATGTTTTAAAAACATTCATTATTTTAGGTGATAAAGAAAATGTAATTGATAAATTTAAAAGAGGTAATAAAAGTATAAAACCACGTAACATATATTTTGGATATGATTTTTTATTTAATAACGATCAATTAAATTATGAAAACGAAAATTTTAAAATTTTTGATGCTAACATAGAAGAGTCAAAAGATTTGGGATTAACTGAAAAATTCGAAACTGATAAAGTAACTAAAATTCTTTCAGAATATCCTAATTATCGATTTATTTATTTTCCTGAAAATAAATATAATAAAGGTGAGGAAAATAAAAATCAAAAAAAACAAATTGTTTTACATCATACAGTAAGTGGAAGTAATGTTGGTGGTGTTGTTAATTATTGGAAAAATAAAGGAGAGAGAATTGCAACAGCATTCATTGTTAGTAGAGATGGTAATATATATCAATTATTTTCAACAAATTATTGGGCATACCATTTAGGATTAAAAACTAATAATAATAAATATTTGAATGAAAGATCAGTTGGCATTGAAATTAATTCATGGGGTGGATTGCTTTATAATGATGATGATGGTAAATGGTATCCATCAAAAACTAATGGCGATAGAGAATTAGATATTATTAATTTAAGTGCTGGTGCAATTGATAATGATAAAATAGTTCGTTATAATGAAGAAAATAATTATTTTTATGGATATCATGGTTTTACTGCATTTGAAAAATATACAGACAAACAAATAAGTTCGGTAAGAAAAATTATTAAAGCAATAAAAAAACAATATCCGAATATATCAACAGAATATAAAGGTGATAAAATGTGGGGAACATATAACACAACCACAGAAATGTGGAGTGTTGATGATGATGCTTTATCTGGTGAAGATGGTATTTGGTCACATACATCATTTAGAGCAGATAAATCTGATATTCATCCACAACCAGAATTAATTCAAATGTTAGAAAATTTATAAAATTTCATTTTTTAGTTCGTATAAACTAACAATATCTTCATCAATTTTTTCTAAAAACTCTTTTGAATTAATATTATACGACATTTCTTCGTTAATTTTATTAATTGCTTTTTCAATAACATTTTTTGATTTGGAATCATTAACATTTTCTAATATAGTTAATGTTTCATTTTTATATGTTTCAAATAATTGAAATTTATCTTCATTTGAAGATTTTATTAAAGTTTTTAAAATACTTTTATCATTTTCACCAAGTAAACCAAATTTATCATTAAATTTATTTATTGCAATTTCTAATACTTCTTCATTAATTATATTATTATCATTTTTATTAAAAATTTCATTATTTTTTGGTTTTTTTATATGATTCAATATAAAATTAAAAGATTCATGTAAATTATCAACATCAATATTATCATAATCATTTAATGATTCATTAATTAAAACATCAATTGCGTTATATAATTTAATTTTATTTTTATAATTTTTATTTTCCAATAATGAAAAATTATTATTAGTAAATTTTTCTAATTTTTTTCTTTCGTTTATGATCTCATCAATAGTATAGATTTCAAATAATTTTATGTTATTATCAATATAACGAGTTGCCATTAATTCATTTTCAATTACTTTATTTTCAATATTATCAAACACCTTAAATTCCAACTGAAGTATTGGAGATTTTTTTATTGTATTAATAAATTCTGAAATTAATGATTTTGATTCGTTTATTAAATCGTTATTATCACCAAAATAAGATTCTCTTAATTTGGTTGAAATAATTAAATTAACAATCCCTACATTTAAATTTTTCATATAATTTTAAATTGTTTCATATAAATACTATTAATAAATATATAAATATTATTTTTTTTGATTTTTATTTTCATCTAAGTCAATTTTTTCTATATCGTCAATATTAATATCATCACCATACATATCACCTTTTTTCTTATTATCAAATATTTTCCCCTTTTTTAATAAATCATCAATTTCATTTATATATTCATATGCGTTTTTATTTAATTTTATATTTTTTTTATCATTTTCATTTATTAATTTTTTTTCTTTCATTTGTTTTTTAAATGTTGAATTTTCGTCATCACCATAAACAACCTTATTTACAATATCATTATATTCATCATCCGACATTCCTTTTCTTTCACTTAATGCTGGCATATCACCACCTCCACCAGCAGGAGTATCTGGTGTTGGAACAGCACCTGCACCAGTATCAGGGGGTGGAACAGCACCTCCACCTTCTTCACCAGCAGGTGGTGTTGTTGCTTCTTCACCAGTTTTAGCACCCAATTCTTCAGGTGATTCTTCATCACTACCATATTTTTTATCAATATCACTAAATAATCCACTTGTTTTTATTTTAACAGGAGCATCAGCTAATTCTTGCATTATAACTTTTTCCATTTTTTGTTTTTTCAAATCATCAACAATCTCACCATCAGTCATATTAAATATTAAACGTTTTGCTAATGTATGTGACATAGCACCAATACCACTATCACCACGAGTTAATTCAGTATATGTTTGTGCTTTTTCACGGAACAATTCTGATTGCAACATTTCCATTTGTGTTGATGGATTTGTTAGTGTTAGTGTAAAATCATTTAAATCATTATTAGAATATCCTAATAAATATAAATGAATCATTGCCATTTTATTTAATTCTTGAATAATGGCTTGTTGTATTCTATTTACTTTTTTTGAAAATCTAATGTCGAATTGTGCTAAGTTTTTACCACCACCAGCAGCATCCTGAAAACTTAAAAATGGTTTGGGTATTCCTAAACCCATAAATAAATTATCTCTCAAATATTCAATATCCTGAATAGCATCTAAATTATCTGCACCCGGTAAGGTTTCAATTCCAGTTTGTACATTAGCATTTCTTACTGGTAAAAAATAATCCTCATCATTACCAAGTATATTAAAACGATAATCAATTTGTCCATCGTTAGGTGCTACACTAGTTAATTTTTTGAATTTTGTCGCAACCTTATATATATAATCTTCAATATCATCATCATCAATATTACCAACATCAATTTTAAATACCTTTTTTTCACCAGCCCTAACTATTCGATAAGTTAACATAGCATCTTCAGCCATTACGCACTGACGAAAAACCCTTCTAATTTTATTTAAAAGAGAAGATCCATAGGGCAAATATTTGTCGTCTCCCAATAATCTAAAATGACCTATTTCAAAAACATTAAACTCATCACCAGTCATTCTTTCTTTAAACTTAACAATTGGTTTACCGTCTTGGATTCTTTCAAATCTTTCAATCTCATAATTAACTAATTGTTTTACATGTGTTAAACCTTTTTTTCTTTCACCATATAATAAAACAAAATTATCACCATATTTACAGTTAGAAACAAATATACCATTTCTACTATATTCACCGTTTTCATTTTTACTACAAATAGGGAAATTATGTCTATCTTGTTCGTTATTTGAACCAACAACTTCCATGCAATAAACATCATCAGTTTCTTTTAACCATTCAACAGTAACAACATTATGGTTTAAAATCTTTTTATGATGTGTGTCAAATATTTTATTCTTTTCTTTTTCAACATCTCTAATTAATTCGTGTGCAACTAAAGTATGTGTATATTTATAATGATTACTTGATGGATTGTAAACCTTTTCGTACCCACTAATATTGTCTTTAGGTGTTTTGCTCTCTTTTGTATAAAAAGGCATTAAACTATCACCCGATTTTAAATTTTGGGATTGTATAAACTCTCCATTTCTTAACATAAATTCATGATCTGGTGTTGTTTCAACATATGTTCCATCATCTAAATTAATTCTTAATAATTTACTATTGCTTCTTGTTAAGTCACACCAAATAATTTTACTTGGAACAATTTTTTTCGTATCGTCTTGGACAGAATAAGTCCAAATTTCCTTTTGGGGATTATTTTTTAAATCTACAGCAATTTCTTTAATTGTTTTTTCAGTACCATCAAGTAGTGGTATAACACTATCTTGTCTAATTGGAAGATTTCTTGTCCAAAAAGGTAAGTTAACATTTACATTAACAATATCATAAAAAAATTCTTCAAGTAAATGCTTAATCCTTTCTTTATTAGAATAAATATTAAGCATTTTTCCATTATGACCAATGGTTGTACATTCTTCCATAAATAAATCAAGTGCACTTGAAATTAAAGGATAATATTCCATACCTTCATAGTCAATATATGCAGGCAGTCTAGCTGCTTCATATTGAAGTGCTTTTTGAAATCCTCTATCAGTAGTTCTAAAAAATTTACTTTGAAGATCTTTTTTTTGTTGTAATTCTAAACCTTTTCTCTGAATTTCTTCAGGTGAATTACCTTTTATTAAAATTTTTTCATCTTTTATTGGTTCAGTTTTTGTTTGAGCAACACCTTTTTGATCGTCTTGTTCAAATCCCAAACCATCAAAATTT